GCTCGGCTGGATGAGGTCCGGCCACACGCGCCGGTAGCCGTAGACGTCGGGGATCGCCTGATAGGCGCGCGCGATGTTCGTCTGCGCGCTCAGGGAGTTGTTCGGGCTCTCGCTGGCCTGCGCCTGCGCGCCGGGGTTCTTCGGGATCAGCGAGTAGCTGTAGGCCGACAGGATGAGGCTGGCCACCAGCGCGAACTCGCCGATGCCCTCGGGCCGGCGCTCGACCGTGACGAGGTCGCCGGGCCGGGCCGGCGCGTCGAGCCGCGGATCGGTCAGCGGGTCCACCTCGACGCCGTTGATCCGCAGCACGCAGCCCCCGGCGCCGCGCGGCATCCGCAAGGCGATGTTCTCCTGCAGCGTGAGGCTGCAGTCGAGCGCGAAGCGCTGCGCGCCGGTGATGCCGGCCGGGTCGGCGAGGATGGTCAGCACGTGGCCACCGCCATGCTCTCGTGCCGCATGAAGCGCACGTCGGGATAGATGCGCCGCAGGGCAGCCAGGCGCGTCAGCCGCACCGAGCCGCCGCGCTCCTCGTCGCCTTCGGAGTGCAGCACCGTGGTGGCGTCGAGCAGGATGCCGCAGTGCGCCGGCGCGCCGCTGGCGTCGAACGCCATCCAGGCCGAGGCCCCAGGCTGCGGCTCGCACTCCGACCAGCCGTGCGCGGCATCGAAGCCGGCGCCGATGTCGAGCTGCGGCACCGCGCCGAGGTCGATGCCGTGCACCTCGCGGAAGTACAGCAGCAGCAGGCCGAAGCAGTCCGCGGCTTCCCAGTCGCTGCGCCACTTCACCCAGCGGATGCCCGGCATGGCCATGGCGCGATCGGCGAACTGCTGCGGGGTCATCACACCGCCCGCAGCCCGGTGAAGACGTCGGGCCGATAGATCGACGCCACGTCGCGCTGCAGCGGGTTGTCGAGCGTCGCCGAGACCTGCACGTGCTCGGCATCGAAGTTGACCCCGCCGCGGTCGCTGGCGTAGAGCACCCACGTCACCTTCGGCGCGTCGGTGTCCTTGAGCCAGATGGCCCCGGTGACCGTGATCGGCTCGACTGACCCGGCGGCCTGGATCAGCCGCAGCTGCTGCTTGAACTGGCGGCCGACGACCTGGCGCGGGAAGGTGATCAGCATGCGGGGTTGCACGTCGCCGGTCTGGTCCGGAAATTTGATGGCCATCGGCGCCGGGGTGTAGACGTCGCCGCCGAGCGTGACCTCGGCGAACACGTTGGAGACGAGGCGAAACGGCGCGTCGAACTCATCGTGAGCGAAGGTGACGGTGTCGAAGCGCGGCTCGCGCGGCTTCGTCGACCAGAACTCGCGCTTGTCCATGCCTCACTCCAGCGGCACGGCGCCGGAGATCGAGTAGCGGAAGGGACCGGTGGTGTTCAGGTTGACCCCGCGCTTCAGGGAGCCGGCGGAACCCGGGCCCCAGGCCGGATACCACGAGCCGGTGAGGCTGCTGGCCATCTGCCCGAGGAGGGACCCGTTGCGGTACAGGCTGACGGTGCCGTCGCCGTTCCACACGACCTGATAGCTCTGCCCCACGGACCCGGTCGAGAAGCTCGTGGTGGCCGAGTTGTTGCGGTAGACGTTGCCGTCGCTCAGGGCGAAGGCGATGCCGTTGTTGTCGGCGCCCGGGTAGGTGGTCAGGCCCATGGACGAGGTGCCGATGCCGAGGAGCTGCACCGCGTCGCCCTCGACGCAAGTGAACTCGACCTGGCGCTTCGTCGTGCCGCTGAATGCGGCCACACCCAACGCGGCGCCGCCACCGCTGACGCAGCGCGCGGTGAACTCGTCGAGGATGCTGATGTTCGAGCCCTTGCTGCCCCAAGGCGAGTAGCTGCTGGCGACAGGCGCGGCGATCGCGCCGTCGATGTCGGCATCCGCGCCGCTGGTGATCTCCGAGCCGTAGACCACGAGGCAGGTGCCGTCGAGCCGGTCGACGACGGCCGCGTAGACGATGTCGTAGCCTGGGTCATCCAGGAACGACCGCACCCAGGTGGCGCCGTTGTCGGCGCTGGCGTACATCACCCCGCGGCCCTCGCCGGATGCCTCCTGGCGGCCAGCCACCACGAGCAGGCCGGACTCCATGGCGATGACGTTCGGCACGCTCACCATCTCGAACGCAGAGGCCGGAGCCGACCAGGTCGCGCCGCTGTCGTCGCTGTAGCTCTGGTAGATGTTGCCGGTGAGCTCGCCGGTGCGCATGTAGCAGTAGATGCGCAGCCCGATGCGCAGCAGCGTCGGCTCGACGTAGATTCGCCCCGGGTAGGAGGCCGGGCTCGCCACCGTGGCGCGCAGCGACCAGGAGGCGCCGGCATCGACGCTGCGCAGCACCACGGTGCGCGCGTCGGTGAGGTAGGTATCGCCGGAGTCGATGCCGTCGATGCAGCGCAGCAGCGAGCCGTCCGGCGCTTCGATCACCGGCCCGACGGCCTCGGCCTGGTCCATGCCGGCCGTGGCGGTGAGATCGACCGGCGTCGACCACGTGGCCCCGTTGTCGTCGCTGTAGGCCGAGAGCGCCGCCAGCCCGCCGGCCGATGGCGCGTTGTCGATCCACATCGACGCCCAGACCCGGCCCGATGCCACCTGGCTGATGCCGTACATCGCCACCCACTTGCTGGGGTGGTCGTAGACGATGATCTCGGAGCCCCAGGTGGCACCGTTGTCGGTGCTGCGCTTGATGACGGCCTCGGCGTTGGCCGAGGTGTGATGCCCGGTGGTGCTGGTGTAGCCGACGAGGATGTCGCCGTTCGCGAGGCGGCAGGCCACCGGCCACGCGTTGTAGGAGCGGGCATTGCTGGGCGGGGTGATGCCGAGGCGGGACTGCTGCACCAGCATGCGCGAATCGGTGAGGTCCTCAGGCTTGGGCGCTGTCTCGCCGGCGCCGATGGAGCGCGTCATCACCGTGGCGCGGTATTCCCACAGGTCGGACCCGATCTGCCGGGCCGGCAGCAGCCCCTCGGGCAGGAACTGGCACTCGAAGGTCTCCAGCCCGAACTCGGTGCGGATAGGCATCTCGAAGGTGTTGACCCCGCGCGCGATGGTGAAGACGAACCACTGGCGGAAGGTCTGCGCCTGCGCGGTGGTGAAGCGCCACAGCAGCGGCCAGAAGGCCGGGACGTCGGTGCCGGTGGGCTCGACGTAGCCCCAGCCGCGCCGCGGCTCGGAGATGCTGAAGGCGGCCGGCTGCTCGCGCGTCTTGTCCAGGAGAGCCAGGGGCAGGGTCGAAGGGTATGCGGCTGGCATCGGCTCAGGTCCGGTGAATGCGGGCGCCAGGAGCAGCGCGAGCAGCGAGCGGCGGCGCATTCACAGCGACCCCCGGCCGTAGACGTTGCGCATGGCGGCCCCGACAGGCCCGCGGCGCTCGCTGATCTGGGCGGCGACCTCGGCGATGACGAGCTCGGGTTGGCCGTCGGCCCCGCGGCGCTGCGTCACCTGCACGCCGGGCGCCTGGTTGATGACGCGAAGCTCGAGCACGGCCCCGCCGCCTCCGACATGGTCGGCCGGGGTCACGTTGCCGCTGCGGGTCGGCAGCATGTACTGGCTGCCGTTGGCCGCGGTGAACATCTCCGGGCGGCCGGTCTCGTTGACGCGGTACATGGTGCCGGCGGTGGCCGGGCCGCCGTACTGGCGGCCGCCGCCGAAGGTCTGCGCCAGCGCCTGGCCGCCGACCATGCCGGCGCTCGCGTAGCCGGTGGCGCGGATCGTGGCCGCCAGCGGAAGGCCGAAGATGCCGAGCTGCCCGACGGCTTTGGATGCGGCCACCTCGGTGTTCAGGATGATCTCAGCGACTGCGATAGCCTTCGAGGCCAGAAAGGCGGCCTTGGCCAGCGCGGTGCGATCGCGGCCGGCCTGCTGCAGCAGCGAGAAGACGTCGCCGGTGAACTGACCCAGCACGGCCAGTGACTGCGCGTTGTTGGCGTTTTGCTGGTCGATCTCGCGCTGGCGCAGCTCTCCGAGCCGGCGCTGCGTCTCCTGCTCGAGCGCCACCTGGGCCTCGGCATAGAGCGCCGCGTTTTCGAGGTCGTGCTCGGCGGCCTCCTGCAGGATGCGGCTCTTCTCTTCCGTCTCGTTCAGGATCGCAGCCACAGGGTCGGCGGCGCCGATGACACCACGTGCGAACGACTGGCCCTTCGCGCGCTCCTCGGCGGCCTTCTTCTCAGCGGCCAGGTTCGCCTCGTCGGCTTTGCGGAAGGCCTCGGTGAGGTCCTCGGCTTCCTTCGTCTGGATGGCGAGGCGCTCGCGCGCTGCGTCCTTCTGGATGAGCGTGATCGCCGCGGCGTACTGCTCGGCCGTGAGCTTGCGCTCCTTCAGCAGTTCGCCGGCCTTGCGCATGGCCTCTGTCTCGACGGCATTGATGCGCTCAAGGCCGTCGAGCGTGCCCTCACGCAGACCTGCCATGTAGCCTTCCGCGTCGAACTTGCCGGCTTTCTTCGCATCTCCGCCGCCGGTGCTGCGCAGCGTGCTTCCCTGCACGGTCGGTGTGAAGCCGCGGTCCTCAGCGCGCCGGGCGGCTGCCGCCGCATCCGTCGCTTCCCGCATGCGAGCGCCGATGGTCGAGCCGCGGCCGAGCGTGCGCGCATCCGCGTCGTCGAGCGCCTTGCGCCGCGCCGCTGCGTCGGCCTGCATCATTCGGCCGATCTCGCGCGCCTGGGCGAAGTCGCCGCGCATCACCGCGGCCACCTGCGCGCCGATGCCGCCGATCTCCGCACCCACGCTCTGAAAGACGAACCCGACGTTTCGACCTAGCACGCTCAGGGTCTGCCAGACAACGTCGGCCGCGTCTGCGAGGTAGGTCAGCGCCAGCCGCGTGCCGTCGGCCCATGTCTTGACCTCTTCCTTGCGCCCGAGCTTGTCGGCCTCCGTGGTGGCGGCGGAGAACTCCTTGGCGAGGTCGTTCAGCACCTCGCTGAGGCCAAGCGTCGCACCGGTGAGCGCCGCGCTCTTGCCCGTGAGCGCATCGAGCGCCTCATTCGCGCGCGCCGCCGCGTCGCTGGCCGCGGCCATGGCGCCCTCGAACGTCGCCGGCAGCTTCTTGAAGTCGGCGTCGATGCGCTCCGCCGCCTTGCTCAGCGCGTTGACGACAACATCGGCCGTCAGCTTGCCGTCCTCGCCGAGCTGCTTCAGCGCGCCGATGGGCACGCCGAGGCCGTCGGCGAGCTGGCGCATGAGGTAAGGCGCGTTCTCGAGCAGGCTGCGCAGTTCGTCGCCGGCAAGCTTGCCTGAGCCGAGCGCCTGGCCGAACTGCACCATCGCGCTGGAGGCCTCGACGCCGCTGGCGCCGCTGACCTTGATGGCCTTGCCGAGCAGCTCCGTGATGCGCAGCGTGTCCTGCTGCGTGCCGCCCATCTGCAGCAGCGAGCCATTCAGGCGGTTGAAGACCCCCGCGTTCGCGCCGACCTCGGTCTGCGTGCGCGCGCTGATGCGCTGCAGCTCAGCCAGCGCCGCGGCGCCCTTCTCGGCGCTGCCGGCGGCCACCTCGATGCGGGCGCCTAGAAGACGCACCTCGTCGGCCGCGCGCACCGCCTTGACCAGCGCCATGGCCGCGCCGAGCACACCGATGGCGCGTGTGATCGTGGACAGCTTTGGGGTCAGCGAGTCGAAGCTCGCGCCGGTGCGCTGGTTCTCCTGCTGCATGCGCCGCGACTGCGCCAGCGCCGAAGAAGTCTCCAGCGTGACGTCGTAGTAGAGCTCGCCGACCTTCTCAGCCATGGTCGGCCTTCCCGGCGGCGCGGCGCGCCTTCAGCTCCTCGAAGGCCTTCATGCCGGCGGCGTACTCCTCGGCCGTCGGCACATCGCGGCCGCCGGTCCTGCCGCCGGCCACGTCCGGGAACTTCATCTCGAGCATGGCCTGGAACTCGGTCATCGACAGCGCCTCAGCGTCGGCGGCCGACATGCCGAGGTGCACGCGGGCGGCGGCGACGTACTCAGCGACGTTGAAGCGATCGGCGTACTGGCCGGCCTTGGCGGCACCCTTGGCGCCGGGCCGGGCCTTTCCGACCATGCCGTGCTGCATGAGGTGGCGGGCGATAATGACCCGCTCGTGCGGCGGCATCGCGCCGCCTGTCCACTGGATGCCCTGGAGATGATCCTCGGGCTCGCCGATCAGCGCCGGCAGGCTTTCAGTGCACGCCGGATCGCACAGACCAGCCAGCACATCGGCCGCTGCCGCTTCGGCCTTGGGGCCGTGCAGCGAGGCATACAGCTCGACCAGGCCCTCCGGCGATGCGAGCGCGGCGAGGCGGCCAAACGATGGCGCGAAGGTGAACTCCGCCCCATCGCCAGCCGTCACGCGCACGAGACCGCATTCGACCAGCACGGCAAGGGCTCAGGGGCCCGTGGTCAGAGGTCGAACAGCTGCGCCGTCAGGTTCGCGGCACCCAGCAGGTGCACGACGCCGGACAGGTAGTCGCTGATGGACGACAGCAGCACGTAGGCGCTGGCGCCGGCGGCGACGACGATGGCGTAGCCGCCGGAGACCGACACCGTGCCCAGGCCTGGCTTGTTGACCGTCGAGGCCGTCGAGCCGTCGATCGTCACCGTGAGCGAGCCGCCGGTGGTGTTGCGCAGCACCAGCAGCTGCTTCTTGCGCGGGTCGTAGGTGATGGTGTCGTCGGCGCTGAGCGTGGTGATGGCGGCGGCGGCGCTGCCGTTGGCGCCAACGACGATCGAAGAGATTGCGGCCATGGTGCGGGCTCCTGCGTGTCAGGTGGGGCAGTGATCAGGCGGGGGTGAAGGTGACCGAGCCGTTGCTCTTCGCGCTCAGGCTCCAGGTCGATTCGCTCGCGTGGCCGCGCTCGTCGGCCCACTCGGTGATGATGAAAGGACCGACGTAGACCGATCCGTCGGGGTCGGTCATCCGCAGCCAGGCCTTGGGCTGGTTGCCGGTGCCGCTGCCCGGGCTGATGACGTGCGCGCGCAGCGTGTTCTGGTTGTAGGCCGTGTCGGTGTAGCTGACGCCGTCGCCCGAAAACTCGACCATCTTGAACGTCACCAAGCTGGTCTTGGTGTAGTCGGGGGAGTCGTCGGCCGTGGTGTCGACGTCGTCCCAATTGGTCTTCATCGACTTGCCGCGCATCATGCCCAGCGTCGAGAACGAGAGCGATGCGAGGGTCGCGTCTTCCGCCGCAATGGCGAACTCCAGCACGACGTCGCGGCCAACGAATGCACCCATGGTTTCTGCTCCTCAGCGGGGTCAGCTTGCGATCACGGAGACCGCGATCTCGAACATCGGCCGCCCGTCTCGGGTGGCCACGAAAACAGGCTCGCCGCACTCGATGTAGACGACGGCGTCGCCGGCATCGGAGCGCGCGGCATCGACGCAGCGCGAGGCGGCCGCGGCCATCTCGAGCAGGTCGCTCTGGTCCTTGCCGATGAGCGCCAGCGAGTACTGCGCGCGGCGGATCGTCGGCTCGGCGAGTCCGCCAGCGGGCCGCAGCACGCCGTAGCGCCGCGTGTTGCCGCCGTCGACCCAGCGGCCGAACTGCATCTCGATGCCTGGCAGTTCGCAGGCTTCCTCGAAGAAGTCGCGCAGGGCTTCGGCAACGTCGATCACTTCAGGCTCCCGGCCAGCGCGCGGCGGATCTGGTCCTCGCTGCGCTCGAAGCCTTTGGTGAGGAACTCCTTCTCGGCCGACTCGCGGCGGAAGGTCTGCGGGTTCTCGGGGTCGTGCACCGGCACCGCGTACTCCGCGGTGTAGCCGACGGTGCCGACGATGCGGGAGCCCTCGGTGCGCACGTTGCGGAACTGGCTGTTCAGCAGCGTGCCGGTGTCGATCGGCGTCAGCACCGCGGCCTCGGCGGCGCCGATGATCAGCGCCTGGGTCATGCCGCGGGCGCCGCGCGCCGGCACGACGTTGGCCACGAACTGCGGCATCCGGTCGGTGATGCGCGTGGTGCCCATCAGACCGTCGCCACTTCGAAGTCGTCGACCTTGCGGGCGGCGACCGTCTGGAAGGTGTCGTTGTACCGATTCACCGCGCGGACCTCGCGGGCGCCGGCGGCGATCGGGTCGGTGGCCGTGCTCGTGCCAAGCATGACGCGGTCGCCGGGCTCGATGTCGCTGCGCTCGGTGTACAGCAGCAGCGCCGAGATGAACTCCTCGCCCTTGGCGTCGTTCATGCGCTTGGCCTCGGCCTTGTAGTCGCAGGTGAACGTGACCGGGGCGGCGAAGCTCAGGGCGCCGGACCAGCCGTCACGGCTCGCGCGCGCCCACAGCGTGGCGATAGCGGTATTGGCCCAGGCGGCGGATGCACTCATGCCGAGGCATGCTAGGGACGCGGCGGAAACGCGCCCCGCCCTGCCCTCAGCGCGGCTTGACCTTCAGGTACAGCGTCCGGTCGTCCTTCGTGATGCCGTCGGCGCCGGTGATGCGGATGGTGAACGGGTACTTCTGGCCGGCGGTGTAGGTCGGCGTGGCCACGAGCTTCATGCGCACCGCGATGACCCCGTCGACGTAGGTGCCGGCGTCGGCGCACTCCAGCGGGTCGGCGGTGATGATCTGGTGGCTGCCGTAGGTCGTCGACAGCTCGCCGATCCAGTCGTCGAGATAGACCGGGATCTTGATGTTGGCGTCGGGGTCCCACAGGGCCCAGGGCTTCGTCGGGTCGTCTACGTTCCAGGCGTCGCCGGTGGCCATGGGTTCGGTGCTCAGGTGGGGGTGACAGCGGCGCCGATGCTAGGAACGTCGAAGGCGAGCCCGTCGCCCGGCACGTCGTAGCGCAGGCCGGGGCCGGGCACCTCATACCGCAGGCCGGGCGCCGGCACTTCGAAGCGCCAGAAGGCGGCCAGCGTGGCGCCGTAGCCCGGATACAGCAGCGCCAGCGCGGTGTCGAACTCAACCGCGATGCCGACCGCGGCGAGCTGGCGCGCCGACAGGGCCAGCGCGGCGTCGAGCTCCTCGGCCATGCCCGCCGGCCTGGCGACCAACATGCCGAGCGCGAAGGCCTGGTCGGCTTCGCTGGCCAGCCCCACGGCGCGGCGCTGCACGCCGGCCAGGGCCTGCGCGTCGTCCGTCTCGAGCGCGGCCCCGGCCACCAGGCGCTGCACCGCTGCCAGCGCGAAGGCGGCGTCGGACTCCGTCGCCATGCCGGTCGGCTTGACTATGGTCACCGTGAGCGCCAGCGCCGCGTCGGCTTCCGTGGCCATGCCGACGGCGCGCACCTGGCGGCCGGCCAAGGCGAAGGCGGTGTCGGTCTCCGTGGCGATGATCGCGCCGCCGGGATTGAGCTGCACCGCGGCGTCGGTCTCATCCGCCCGGCCGACGCCGCGCAGCTGCAGGCCGGCCAGCGCGAATGCCGAATCTGTCTCTGCGGCCAGGCCCACCGCCGACGATGCGGCCGCCGACAGCGCCAGGGCCGTGTCGACCTCATCCGAGCGGCCTACGGCGCGCGATTGGACCCCGGCCAAGGCCTGGGCAGCGTCGGCCTCGTCCGACCGCCCTGCCGGCCGCGCAGAGCCCAGCGCCAGGCCGGCGTCGGTCTCCGAGGACAGCCCCACCGGCCGGGCCGAAGCCAGGCCGAAGGCTGCGTCGGTTTCGTCCGCCCGGCCTGTGCCCAGCACCTGCACTGCCGCAAGGGCCAGCGCCGTGTCCGTTTCATCGGCCCGGCCCGTGGCGCCGGAGACGCCGCCGACCTCGAGCGCAAAGGCGGTGTCGACCTCATCGGCCCGGCCCGTCGGCAGGATCTGCACCGCGGCCGGGGCCAGGGCCGAGTCGGTCTCGTCGCTTCGGCCCGCCGGGCGCGCGCTTGCAAGGCCGAAGGCTGCGTCGACCTCGTCGCTGCGGCCGGCGGCCCGGATCTGGACCGCAGCCAGTGCCAGCGCGCTGTCGGTCTCGTCGCTGCGGCCCGCCGGCCTGGCGGCACCCAGCGGCAGGGCGGCATCCGTCTCGTCGGCGCGGCCCGTGGCGCGCACCTGAACGGCCGACAGCGCGAGCGCCGTGTCTGTTTCGTCAGCCCTGCCGACCGGGCGCGCGGACGCAAGCGGCAGGGCGCTGTCGGTCTCCGCCGCCTGACCTGTGGCGCGGATCTGCAGCGCGGAGAGCGCGAGCGCTGCATCAGTCTCATCGGCGCGTCCCGTGGCGCGCAGCTGCACGCCAGCCAGCGCCAGAGCCGTGTCGGCTTCAGCGGACAGGCCAACCGGACGCGCCGCGCCGAGAGCCAGAGCCGTGTCGGTCTCGTCGGCGCGGCCGACCGCCGCCGACACGCCGCTGGGCGCCGTCAGCTCATCCGCGAACCACTTCTCGATCCCGAGCGGCGCCGTGCCCCACTGCGCCACGCCGACCCGGAAAGACGAGTTGCGCCGGGCGTTGCGCTGCCGCAGCTCGAGGCCGAGCATGCTGTAGATCGTGCGCAGGTCGAAGGCCGGCGCCAGGTACTGCGTGAAGATCGCGCCCCAGCCGTCGGCGCTCGTCCACACCTCGGAGTCGAACGACCGGATCGCGCCGAACGTCCACGAGAAGGTACCGTCGTTCGCGACCACCAGGCCGCCGGCCGCCTGGTAGGCGATCTGGTCGCCGATCGCGAGGTCGGGCCTCGTGATGATGCGCCAAGCGGCCGTGCTGTTGACCGAGGCGAGGTCGACATAGCCCCAGCCGGTCGGCGGCGTCAGCGTGACCGCGTAGCCGCTCGAATCCGAGCCGCCGTTGTCGCGCACGACGATGTTCTGCGAACCGTACTTGGCCGTGCCCCTGACGACCGTGATCGTGATGCTGGTGTCGGCCCACGAGGTGACCGTCTGCGTAACCCCGCCCAGGGTGACGTAGCCCGCGCCCTGCGACGCTTGGAAGTCAGTGCCGGTGATCGTCAGCGAGTCGCCGGGCACCGGCGTTGCGCTGCTCGTTGTGGTGATCGCCGGCCCGCCGCCCGCGATGCTTTCCTCGATGACGAGGATCGCCATGCCCGACGTGCTGCCGGCCGTGCCGCTGCGGTTGAAGCTCGGCGTGACGGCGCCGGTCCCGCTCGAACTGGTCCACGAGACGCCGTGCGTCCAGAAGCTGGAGACGGTCCCTTCGCTGTGCAGCAGCGTGAAGGTCGGCGTGCTCGCGTTGGCGCTGTAGGCGCCGTCGCTGCCGGTGTTGTTCGAACAGATGGCGCCGGCCGACCAGTTGCCCGATGGCATCGTGCCGCTCGTGAGCACGAACGGCTGGCCGCCGCTGTCCTGGCCCTGCGCGCTGCCGCTGTGCGCCGAGCTCGCGCCGTCGGTGATCTGGTAGAACGAGAT